AACACTTGTTGTGTAGATTGAAGGTATCCAATCTTTGCACTTAGTAAATCAATTAACTTTGTGTATGTTTGACTGTCACATACTGCAAGGTTAGGTCTTCCACCATCGTCGTAAGCATTCTTGATAGCTGCTGTTATTAAACCAAGGCTTAATGGTGCACTTGCAGTTGTTTGATTAACTCCTGCTAGTTGAGCTACGAATCCGTCGAACTCATTACTATCACTTGATACGCTACCGTTAATGATTAGGTTCTCTTCAAGTTCCCTGATTTCTCTGGTCTTGTTAAGAACTTCTAACTGCATTGCGTTTGGTGCATTACTGTCACCGAAAGGTCCAGTACTGCCAGCTGGATTAAATCCTGCCATCATGTAAGGAGGTACTGCTGCCTGAGCTTGTCCAGTAACTCTTCCAACTGAATATGAAAACTTGATTGGTTTTGATACTCTGTCATAAGTAGTGCTAGTCTCACTCATTGATGCATCTTCCTGTGCAACGAATGCGCCACCTTTTGCGGTGATAACGTTGTAGTCTGCTGTCATTCCCATATTTGAGCGTCGCGGGAATAGTTCGACTAGTGGTGTCCACTTTCTGCTCTGGTCAACAATCATTGGGTCAACGTAAATAGGTACTAATGCATACCCTGCTGTTCCTGCTCCGCCAGTTGTAGATGATAATGCTTTCATACCAACGTTAAACTGATTTAACAAAGACGAACGTGCGTCAACGGAATAATTTTTGTCAGAACTAAAACTCTTCATGTCAACACTTTGATACATAGTACCACTTGGCATTGCGCCAAATGATGCTGCGTAAGCAGTGCTGGCATTCATGTTTCCAATTTCTCCTGTGTTTGCCATTTTATTTTTGTCCTCTCTATACTAGACTCATAGGGCTGAAGTCTTTTTCTTCTGCCTTTACTGTTTTTGGTTTAGGTGCTTGTTCAGCTAGTGCCTTAAATTGAGGTTTTTCTAGCTTCTTCTTTAGTGACTTTACTTCTGCAGCACTGTCGCCTAGTTCTTTTTGTAATTCTTTTAGCTGCTCTTTAAAGTCAGCACCTTGTTTTTCTAAAGTATCATTGAGGGTTTTCAAAGCTGCATCGAATTCTGGAGTAGTCTTTTCTTCAACTACTTCTTCCTTTTTTGTTTCTTCTACTTTTTCCTCTACGATTGTGTCTTCTTTTGGTTTTTCTTCTGTCATGTTTTGTTCCTCCATGTGGTTCAAACTTTTAGCAAACACATTGGTGATTCTCGCCTCTGGGTTTGCAGGGTTTCCTGTCAAGGCAACGTTTAGAAGTTGAACCTTTTCTAGAAGTCTGATTTGTTTATCACCAACCATCTTTACAACGGTAGTGATTGGTTTGAACGCAATACTAAATGCGTCTAAAAATTTATCTTTGATGTTACCCCAGACACTTTTGAATCGAGTGCTGTTTTTGTTAATGAGTGCTTTAACCCATACGCGTTCACCATCACTGTCATATTTAGCTTCTATTATTCTTCCAACTGGGGTTATTTTTGTTCCGTCTTCACCGTTGCGCCATGCTTCATGCTCAGCATCAAGTTTTATGTTTCCTTGATTTATTTGAGAAACCATATCTTTTAGACAATCTTCTGTTACTATATCATCTACTAAGTCCAAATCTTTTGTACTTATATATCCAGTAACATAATATTGTTTTTCACCTTTAAAGTTCATTTCACTAAAAGAAAATTCGCTTGGTCCGCCAATGATGAATTTAAATTCTTCGTCCATGTTATCACCTATGTTTTTTGCACTTTATAAAAATAGTTGTTTTATATGTCTCCTCCAAGGTCTTCTTGGATTTCTATTTTTAAATATCCATCTGCTGGAAATGATTGAAATATACTCCCATCCCAATCTACTTCGAATATAGCATTGTATAATCCGACATCGTTTGTGTCACCTGATAACCATTGATAACTAACTGCTCCAGTGGCTGCATCAATTACACTTGCTGCGGCATCAACAACAATTGTTTTTGCGCTATTGCGTTTTCGCATGACGAGTTTTACACCGTCTGCCGTTGTTAAATTGATTGCATTACCGTCGACATCTGTTAAATATGCTGATAGTACAGGTTTCAAGTCTTTTTGTTTTATATTAAAATCTGCCATTATTATTTCCTCCTTATGTATTTATTGTTTTATCGCCACCAGATACGCTTAATGAACCGCTGCTGGTGATTGTGATTGTTTTTCCTTTTGATGTTATATATAGAGCATCGTTTGTTCCTATTAGTGTAAGAGTTTGCCCACTAGATAATGTGACCGCTGTTGCTTCATCTAAGATTGCTTCTGACACAATACCGGTTAAAGCGTCTGTTATTGTGAAACTATCGGCTATTGTGACCACTTTAACCGCTTCGGCTAGTATTTGGTCGCTTAAAATAAAAGTGTCTTGTATGGCCGCTAAAATGGCTATAACAGAGTCTGTGTCATCGGTCGCTAGCAAATTATCCGATATTGCGCTTGTAAGAACACTTAATCCTGACACTTCATCTGTGATTGTAAAAGAATCAGGCATATCATAAGTTAATGAATGAATAGTAGTTGCTGCGTCTGTGACTGTAATAGTGTCTGATTTAATATTATAGACTATATTGTGGTTACTAGTAATTATGTCTGTTATTGTGAATGAATCGTCTATATCAGACTCAAGCGCACTTCCACCCGCAAAAGGATATGGTAAACAACTACCCGAAGCCCATATATCACTTACGTCTGTCGCGGACAAAACTCCATCATACAAAAAAGCTTCATCAATAAGTCCGTCGAAATAATTTCCTATACTGTTATAGATTCCTGCCCCTATCAACATGTTTCCTGAAGCAGTTGCTCTAGTTCCTGATAACGTCGCAGAACTTCCCTCTGCTGAACCGTTGACATATGTTATTATTTCGCCTGTTGAATCATTGTAAGTTCCGACAACAAAATACCATGTTCCTGTTGATATAGACGTTGTTCCGTCAGAGCCATAAAAACTATTTGAAGTATTAACAACAAAGAATTGCCAATGACCCGCCGACGATTGCTCTATACCCATAACTCCATGGCTGCCTGACTCGCTTTTATCAATGCCACCAAGTTTCTGATAATTGTTTGATGATTCTGTTTTGACCCATCCGCCGAAGGAAAAACTTCCAGTAGGAAATGTGAGACTTGTGTCCAAATAGTTTGAACTGCTTCTTTCAAAGTCGTAACAATTATCTACAATTCCAGTTGCTCCACTAGCAGCACTATGATTAGTTAAGTCATTACTTCCATGACTATCCGTCAAATCTTCTAATGCCCAATAAGACACAAAATTTGTTGTTGATACCATTAGCTCGTTGCGATTGTTAATGTATAAGTTATTTGTAAGCTATCTCCAGCTGCTTTTACTTTGTTGATTCCGTTCACCCTATTAAGCATGGTCCCTGATGTTGATGCCGTGAATAACCCCGCTTCTTGAATTGTTCCTGTTCCGTTGCCAGCAGCAAAAGTACTTATAGCTGTCATAGTAGTTGTCCCAGCAGAATGTGCATATGCATGTTCTTGTCTTGTTCCTACTTCGGCAAGTAGTGCTGTTTGTGTTGCACCTGCTGCTGTGTTGCTCGTACCTATTCCAGTATATTGCATGTTTGTCGTTGTTCCTGTACCGCTTATTTGCGCAAAGATAAAATCTCTTCCGCCATTTACAATAAGGTTTTTGTATGTTCCTGAGTCTTTCAACTCACCGTTTGGTCCGAAGATTTCAATCTTCATTTCTCCTGATACTTTTATGTTTTCCATTGTGTGTTTCCTCTTTAACTCGATATTACTATTGCTTGATAATAAGGGTCTGCTGCTGGAGCGTGTGTGACGTCCATTCGAAAAGCGTTTGCTTGAGCAGTTTCGTAAGCTTTAATATGAAGTAGCCTTGACCTAGCGGCGCCAGGGTTGTCAACTGTTATGTGAAAATTCGTTGTTCCAGTCTTGCTAATCCAACCTCTTTGAGTGGCGATTAAGATTATGCTTCTTGTTGCAGGAGATTTGTCATGAGTTAAAGTTCCTATGTTAGTGTAAGAACTACCGTTCCACATCAAAACGTTATAAGTCTGAGTTA